TTCGCAGCCTCGACCACGACGGGCTTGCTGGAGCGGGCGCCCTTGGCGATCTCGTCGCGGATGACCGAGCGGACCTCGGAGGCGATGCTCTTGGCAGCGTCCTCGGGCTTCTCGTCCATCATCGCCTCGACCGGAGCGTCGGCCATGCTGATTTCGATATCGATGGATGCGGGATCGACGGGGTTGCCCTCGGCGTCCACCACCATCACGTCCTCCATGTACAGGGCCTTCGCCTTGGCGAAGCCCTTGGAGCCCTTCTGGTTGGCGAGGCTCTGCAGGTTCTTCTGCAGCTCCTCGAGTGTGATCTTCTTCATTGGTACAGGTTCCCTTGTTGGGGTTGGTTTGCGGTGATTTGGTTACGTGCGGCGCAGGTCATACGTCCGGGCCGTGAGGCCCACCGTCCCGACCGATCCGAATGCCACAACACTAGGCGCGCCAAAAGCAGCGCAGGCCGCCCACAACGGACGGCCCGCGCCAAGGAGAGAGTCTGTTCGTCAGTCCGCGTAGATGCGTCCGCGGGCGCGCGCGATCTCGTCGCGCACGATTCGCGTGCGGTCGTCCGCGGCGACGGCTGGGATCGTAATGCCGACCTTCCACTTGCGGGCGATCTCGACCGGGGCCGGCGCGTCGGGCACCGTGACGCCAAAGCGCTTGACCGCGGCGGCGCTCACGAGCCCCTTGCGGACGGCGGTGATGATCGCGTCCTGATTGGCGGGGATGCTCACGACGCTGACTTCGAGGAGCTTCCACTTGCCGTAGACGCGGCGCACGCCCTCGCCGAAGCGCTCCGTGTCCGCCTTGCTGGCAGGCCGCGCCTCCGTGCCGAGGAAGCCGATGCTCATCGTGTTCAGCGCGCCGAAGTCCAGCAGCGCCGCCACGGTGTCGGGCAGCCAGTCGCCGGCGTGCCCTTCCGGTCGCGGCGCGAGCGCGAACTCCGCCTCGATGGCGCGGTCGCCGCGCTTCATCTTCAGCATCTTGCCAATGGGCTTCAGCGTGTCGTGCTCGTAGAGGAGCACGGGATTCTTCTCGTAGTCCTTGCTGTTCATCCCGGCGGGGATCACGACCTCGCCGTCGCGGTCCACGCTGTCGGTCGTGATGGTCGCCGTGAAGGTGCGTGCCTTGCCTGCGGACTTGCGGATGGACGCTGAAAGGGTCTTGCTGTTCATTCCTCGAATAGCCTCGGGTCAAGGGCGGCGGTGGTGTCGCAGCGGCAGTTGGGGTGCAGCGGCGGCGCTTTGACGGAACGATAGGAGAGGGTCATCCGCCCTCCGTCCGTGCCCGTCAGCACCGTCCCCTGCGCGTAGAAGTCATCGTCCAGCCCGATGGCGTTCTCGCTGAACTGCGCAGCCGCAGCCTCGCAGAACTCGCAGGCATCCGGGGACAGGAGCCACTGCTTGCCCTGCACGACGCCCGTCTCCTTCCACGCCTCGATGCGCCCCTCGGAGTAGGCGTAGGCGCTCTCGGTGCGGGCAATCATCTGCGCGCGTTCGTCGCTGAATCCCTGCTCGGCGATGGCGTCCGCGATCTGGTCGATCGAGAGCCCCTGCTCGACGCCCGTGGCGACCGCGCCGGCGACGCGCTCTGCCATGTGCTGGCTCACGACCTGCGCCATGCGGTCGGCGCTGCGTGCCGCAGCCTGCACGGCGAGCGGGTTTGCCTGCCCGAAGTCCACCAGCTCGTTGACCGCGGGGATCGCGGGCAGTGTGGCGAGCGCCGCGCGTGCGCCCGCGTCCGCCATGACCGTCGCGTAGGGTCGCGCGATCTCGGCGATCTGTGTCGCCATGTCCGTGCGCATCCCCGTCGCCATCGAGCGGATGCGCTCGACCAGATCCTCGGGGCGTCCCTTCCATCCGCGCGCGACCTCCTCCAGCTCGCGCACGCGAGGACCGACCACGCGCTCCAGTTCCCGTATGTACCTGTTCAGTTCCCTCGCCTCCACATCGCGCAGCGGCTCGTCCAGCGCCTTCGTCCTGATGCGCTGCCCGTCCGCCGTGAACGGAAGCCACGGCATTTCCGCGTCAGGGTCAATGCACCGCGCCGCAGGCGAGCGCGCCAGCGCCTTCGCCGCACGCAGGATGATGCGCTCGCGGCTGCACATCAGGCAAGCCACGCCGCGCCACGGTGCGCCGCGTCGGTGTACGGCGTCAGGTCCGCGCCGCATTCCTGAAGGTGGGGCATCGCGCACATGATGCCGATGTGACGTACGTTCCGGTCCATCGTGTCGCGCTGCTCGTCGCTCTCGTCGCCTGCCGCAATCAGCGCGTCGATCAGGTCGGCGGACGCTTGCAGCCCGCGCAGATGCTCGGCGGTGTCCTCGGACGAGAACTGCGGTTCGGTTTCGTCACTCATCGGGGTTCTCCCAGATCCAAAGGCAGGTGTCCTCGTCAAGCACGGCATCCGGGTGCGGCTTTGGCGGGATGAAGGCATCGCGTCCCGCGTCGTAGGTGTAGCCAATCCCCGCGTAGTTGTATCGCAACGCCTTGGACTGATCGGCGCTCGGCTCGCCCGTGTGCGGGTCGTAGTGGACGCCGCCGCGAGTGTTGTAGGAAGTCTGCACCCAGAGCGCGGAATCGGGCAGCGTGTTGATGAAGTCCTGTTCCGCGACGATGACGCGATCGACCTTGCCTGTGATATGGATACGTGCGAAGTGTCCCATGTTGCTCCTTATGCGACGAGCGCGAACGTGCCGGAAGTCTCAAACTTGTGGATTGTGTAGCCGGGTGCGCTAGTCGTGTCGATCGTCCCGCCCGTAGCGCGCTGCGCGCCTGCGTAGCGAATGATGACGATGCCGGAGCCGCCGTTCGCTGCATCTGACCTAAATGTTGGCGCATCCTCCTCGTCGTTTCCACCACCACCACCGCCACCCGTGTTTACCGTTCCTGCTACTGACGCAAGCCCGTTGCCGCCGCCGCGACCGCCACCGCCTGAACCGCCTGCGCCTCCCGGGAATCGCGTGCCGCTTGGATCGTTGCCGTGCGCGCCGCCTCCACCGCCTGCGTATGTGACGCTGCTTCCGGTGATGGTGTTAGCCAAGCCGTCACCGCCCTTACCGCCGCTTGTCCCAAAGACGCCATTTGCGCCGACCTCGGACGCGCCACCGCCACCGCCACCTGCTCGGGCAATCAAACCGTTTAGTGTCGAATCGCCGCCAGCAAATCCTTGTGCCGGAGATGTCGCGGGAGTGTTTCCTGCCGATCCTGTGTTTGCGCTTGGGCCTGCACCAGCACCACCACCGGAACCACCAGAAGCAGATGGGTTAGTCGCATTTCGGCCTCCACCTCCACCGCCTGCGCTTGTGATAGTCGCAAATACGGAATCAGTGCCTGATCCTCCGGTGCTACCAGAGACTCGCGCTCCACCGCCGCCGACCGTAACCGTATATGAAGTTCCGCTTGTAAGCGATAGCAGCGAGCCGCCTACATTAGTGCGGTAACCACCTGCGCCGCCGCCGCCACCTGAATACGAGCCGCGATCTCCGCCTGCACCGCCACCCGCTACGACGAGGTACTCGACCTCAAGCGTTTCGGGCTGGAACGTCTGCCACGCGGTTCCGTTGTAGTACTCAAGCCTTCCGCTGTCGCTGTTGTGCCGCATCATGCCTGCGACAGCCGTACCGGGTCGCTGCGCAAATGTCCCGCTAGGCACGGCGAACGCTCCGCTCCCCGCGATGTACGTGCCGACCGTGCTGGCGTTCCCGAGTGTCGTGGTGTTGGAGCCTTGTCCGACGCCATTTACTCCTGCGATGACTACTTGATTGGTTTGGCTATTTCCTGCGGCTCTAGACAGTTGTCCAATGAACACACTGTCGCTCGCTACTGTCACGCTATCCGTACTTGGCGTGGCCCCAAAGTAGCGCCCTGCATTGGCTCCACATGCGACATTTCCTCCACCAGTCGTGTTGCCAATTAGCGCAAGGCTTCCAATCGCTGTGTTATTTGTGCCACTTGTGGTTGCGCCCAATGCACTGTTTCCGATTGCAATGTTGGCGCTTCCGCTCGTATTTGCAATCAGGGCATTCAGTCCCATAGCCGTGTTATTGCTGCCAGTGGTATTGACAAGCAAGGCATTTACGCCAACGGCCACATTTCGTATTCCGGTCGTGTTCGCGCCAAGGGCGTTTGTGCCTAGCGCCACATGCAAGTCGCCTGTCGTGTTGGCGTCTAGCGCGCCTGATCCAATGGCGATATTGTTCGATGCCGTAGTCAGAGCCGCAGCGTTATTACCGATGGCAACTACATCATCGGCGGTCGTGATTGCAGCCCCCGCGGATTGACCGATCAGAATGTTGCGCTCGCCTCCAGACTCAAGCGCAGTGCCTGCGCTCGGCCCGATGGTGACGTTGCTCGTCGGTGCAGTCGCGTTCGGAGTGACGGTCATGCCGCCGCCGACGTTGATCGCGCCTGCCACGCCGACGCCGCCAGCCACGCGCAGCGCGCCGCTCGTCGTGCTGGTGCTTGCGGTCGTGTCATCGATGCGCGTTGCGCCTGCAACCGTGAGCGTGCTGTTCAGACCCGCAGCGCCGTTCACCGTCAGCGTGTCCGCGATCGTCACATCGTCGCCAAGCGTGAAGTCGCCGTCCACCTGAAGGTCGCCCTTCAGCGTGGTCTTGCCGCGAACGGACAGCGTTTCAAACTCGGGGTTCACAAGGACAGGCGCGCCGCCTGCGGGACCGCGTGCGCCGCGAGGTCCAGCGGGACCGCGCTCGCCCGGTTCGCCCTTTTCCCCGGGTTCGCCCTTTTCCCCGCGTTCACCGCGAGGTCCGGGCAAGCCGTCGCGGCCCGGTTCACCATCGCGTCCGGGTCGGCCTTCGGGTCCAGCGGGACCGGGTACGCCTTGCGGACCAGCGGGACCCTGCTTCAGTACTGCGAGCGCCTTGTGCGCTGCGGTCGCTTCCGTGTTCGCGTTGTCGGCAGCGATTCGCGCACGCTCGGCGCGCTCTGCCGCCTTCTTCGCCATCACGGCGGCAAGGAGCGTGGCGTTCACTTCGGGGCTGTCAGTCTTGTCGCTCACTGGGTTGGATCCTCGTCGGAGAGAAGGTAGTCAAGCATCTTGGCGTTGCTCACGCGGATCGGGTCAAGGCTCTTCTCGACCGTGGCAAGCAGGCGGTCAATCACGGCGCGGTCGCGCTCGCCATCGTCGGCGTCGATCAGCGCGACGTAATCGCGGATGGCCTCGCGGCTGGCGCTCTTCTCGCTCGCCCGGTCCAGTTCCTCGACCTTGCGAGCCGCCCACCCTGCGCCTGCGCCGTCGGGGTTCGACGGGTCGCCGCCCCACAGCATCCACGCGATGGCGCCTGCGGACGGGTAGCCGTCCTCTCCGGGCTGCGCGCCCTCGGCGTCGAGGTCCACGCGGTGGCGGCTGAAGAATGCGTGCATCCGGCGCACAGTCTCGGGTGACAGGTTCGCCCGGTTGCCGATGTCGCGTGCGCGGGCGACGCCGACCGCCGTGCCGCCGCGCCCGTATTCCTCGCGCAGCGCCAAGCCACGGTTGGCGAGTTCGGCCATCTCGGAGGTTGGCTTGGTGTCGACATCCTCAAGCGCCTTGTAGCGGTCAGCCTCGCTCCACGTCTTGCCCTCGCACACGTTGATCGCGATAGCGACCGCCTGATCCTGCGGGTAGCCCTCGCCCATGAGCGTGCGGACGTTGTTGCTGACGCAGTCCTCGCCGCCCGTGTCGAGCGGCTTGGACACGAGGCGCTTGGACGCCTGCACGGGCTCCGTGACGGCTTCGGCGTCCTCTGGCTCCACAGACGGGGCGGGCAGGCTCGGACGGCTCTGCGCGCCTCCCTGCGCCCCGAACAGCCCGCCGAATGGCGATGCGCCCATCGGGCTCGCGCCAAGCGGCTGTCCGTTGACGTACAGGCGATCCGCCGCGGGGTCTTCCATCGGGTCGTAGCCGGCCTCGAGTCGCGCCTCATTGGGCGTCATCCACCCGCCGGCGACCGATGCCTGCCGCTCGACCAGATCCTGCTGGCGGTCGGCGGGGACGGGGTTGTCGTAGGCGAGATAGGCGTCGTCCTCGAGCCCGAACAGCGGCAGGAGCTTGGCGTTTAGCGTCTCCTCATCGAGCCGGCAGATCGGGGCGACCGTGCTCTCCCGCCACTGCGCGTAGCCGCTCTTGGCGGCGGCGAGGTTGGGGTCGTTTGCCTTGAGCATCGACACGGGCACGCCGAACACGGCGGCGATCTCCTCCACGATCTCGTCGCGCCCGGAGAGATCCTTCGTCGGGAACGAGAGCGGCTTCATGTCCACGTCGCCGCTGACGGCGAAGAACTTGCCCGCCTTGCGCGTGCCCTGCAGCGCCTCGCGGACCTTCGTCTCGAAGCGCTCGAGCTGCTCGCGCCCGACGCCGCCCTTGACGATGATCGCGTAGTCCGGGCGCGCGTTGTTCTGGAAGAACGACAGGTCCATCTCGTGGATCGACTCGTTCTGCTGCGCGACGCCCCACGCCGCCTCGAGCTTGCCCATCCCGTAGAGCAGGCTCTTGGGGTTCGGGCGGCGGAAGTGGATCACCTCGTCCGTCGTGAAGTCCTGCTCGTTCTGCTGATCCGTGCCGTAGCGGTAGCCGGCGATGAGCCCGTTGACGGACGGGATCACCTTGACGTGCTGGCTCGGCATCGTCCACAGCTCGACCGGGATGTCGAGCGCGGAGTCGAAGACCGGGTGCAGGTAGGCGTTGCCCGTGAGCTCGAGGAACAGGATGCGCGTCATCGCCAGCCCGAATCCATCATCGACCGTGTTCGCCTTGCGCAGCACCTCGAGCACTGGGTGCTCGTGCGCCACCTCCTCGAAGTCGCCCGCAAGCGCCTTGCGCATCACGAGCCGCGATGGCTGGTTCGCCGTGTCGCCGCAGAGGTACGCCTTGCGTGCGCGCGGCACGCGGCGGGTGTCGTAGAGCTTGCGACCCGGACGCGAGCGCACGTACAGGCGCAGCGGCACGGACGCGACCGCCTGCGCGTTGATGCTCGCGGCGGCATAGATCCACGACGAGTACGCGCGCACCGCCGAGCCGTAGGAGAAGGGCTGCTGCTTCGCCCGTCCGCTGCGGTCGAGCACCGACAGGCTCGACTCGAAGTACGTGTCCGGCGTGTCCTGTCGCTTGCGGCGGAAGAGGTCGAGGATGCCCATGAGGTCAGAAGATCCGTATGTCGAGGGTGTTGCTTCGGGCGTACGCCAGATGCCGCACGGCGAGGGCGAGCGCACAGACGCCGTCGTCGTGAAGGCCGGCTGGTGCCTCATACCTTACGCCCGTCCGCGTGTGCTCGTAGCCGAACGCCTCCAGCTCGGCGCGGAGCCAGCCGTCCGGGATGCCTACGCGCCCTTGCTGGATCGCGGCGGCAAGCCCTTCCATCAACTGCTGCTTGCTCGGCGCCGTGAACTTGAAGCCCTCGACGGCGGGGAGGTCGCGCTGCAGGTCTTCCACGATGGGGTCGCCCACGCCTGTCGAATCGATGAGGGCGGGCGTCTCGCCGATCATGCGCACGAGCCGGGTCTTGGTGTCCGCCCATTGCCCCTGCCATCGCTCGAGTGCCACTACTGTCCCATCCTCGCCCAATCCACACGCAACGGTCCAGTCTTGGCTCTTTGCGAGGTCCACGCCCCAGACCGCGACCGCACCCTCGGCGATGGGGCGCACGCACTTGGCGATCGCCTCGATGCCGAACGGGTTGCCGCCGTCGTCGCTTGGCTCGGCGAGGTACAGCTCCTTGAACACCGCCGCGGGCAGATCGCGCATGGCCGCCTCGACCTCCTCGCGCTTGATGACGCCGCCCTCGACCGCATCCCACGCCGTGAGCTTGTGGTAGCCGATGTCGCCCGCCGGCTCGGACTGCGCCCGCTGCGCGAGCCTGTGCACCCAGTTCCGACGGCCCCGGACGTTGCCGATGATGCGGACGGGCGCGCGCGTGGCGGTCAGCGTCGAGCGCACGGCGTGCCACGACTCCTCCCGCATCCGGGTCGCCTCATCGAGCACCGCGCCGTACACGTCCTCGCCGTAGAGGTTGTCGGGGTCGTCGCCGCTCTTGAACCAGACGCGCGAGCCCGACGCGATCTCGATCCACATTTCCGTGTCGTGGCTCTTCCACACCCGTTTGTGCGGGTCCGCCTGCCGCAGCCACGCCTTCATGCGGTCGAACGCGATCCGCGACTGCTGATACACGGGCGCGACCCACCAATACGAGTGCCCGGCGGTCTTGTCGTTCCACGCGCGCCCGAGCAGCCACACGAGACATCCGGCGGTCTTGCCCGCCTTCGAGGATGCTTCGATGACGACGATCCTGCGCGGGTCGTGGATTGCGTCGTACTGCTTCGCGTAGAGCGGCGGCAGGCGCAGCTCGACCATCAGTCGCGCCGCTCGAAGGTCACGGGCTTGAGCTCGATGCGCTCGGTCGCCTCGCCAGTCTCCAGCCTGCCGATCTTGTCGAGCAGGGCCAGCGCCTCGATGTCGTCCTTGCGCATCTGCACGAGCAGCTTGATCGACGCGATGCGGTCGCGGTCGTGCGTGGTCGTTCGCATCATCTCGGCAGTCACGCGCAGCGCCTCCGCGCGCACATCGTCGGGCACCTGCCACCCGCGTCGCAGCGCCGAGGTCAGCATCTGCAGATCCTCGCGCACGCGACCGGGGTCGGCGAACAGCGCACGGTCACCCTTACCCGCAATGGGCTCAATGTCACTCATGCTGTCACGATACGACAGCGCCCACACCGAAGTGCGGGCGCGTGTCGCTTCCGGGGGTTGTCGGTCAGTCCTTCTTCAGCAGCTTGCCGATCGGCAGCACGTTGCCGCCGATGTAGCCGATCACGCCGCAGAGCAGCGCGAACCAGATGGAGCCGAGGAAGGACGAGAAGCTAGCGAGCAGGGTCATGCGTGTCTCCAGTAGCCGCGACCGCGTGCGCCACGAAGCGCATGAGGTCGGCAGTGCGAATCATAGCGGCGATCACCTCGCCGTCGTCAAGCGTCACCTCGATGCTGACGGTTCCCGGCGTGATCGGGTCAGCGTTCATGCGCAGCTGGCGGGCGCGCGTACCGCACCTGTCCCATGAGCCCACGGGCCACACGAACTGGAACCACGGGCGCCCGTCATCGATGCCGTCTAGGTCAATCGGCGGTATCTGCGAGTCGTCGGGCGGCACTTGTCCTCTTCTTGCGATCACGGGCCTCTCTCCTGTAGGCGGCGTCGAACATCGGATCCTGCGCGCGGCGCACCGCGATCCACTCGCGCAAGGTAACGTCAGAATCGTCATTGAGCGCCTTGGCGGCGATGTTCGCCTCGCGTCGCTCGCCTGCTGGGATGAAGAGCCCGACCGCGGCCAGCAGGCGCTTGACGAACGCGCCGAGCCCCGTCATCCAGAGCAGCGCGACCACGCCTACCACGGATAGGGCGATGAGTCCCCATGAGAGCAGGTTCGCCCACCACGGCGTCACGTCCTTGACGCCCGGCAGCGCGCGGACGATCGCCTCGGTGGCCCCGATGATCCGCTTCTGTTCCTTCGCCCCGGCGCGCGCGTCTGGAGCGATTGCGCCATACTTTCCGTCAAGTGTGGCGGCTTCTATCCGCTCGAAGCGGTCCTTGCTGCTCTCGGCGTTGGCGCGGATCACTCCCGATGCATCGGCTATCCGCTGCGTGTCGCTGCAGCCGATCGCGCAGATTGCCGCCGCGATGGCGAGCGCGCGGATCATGGCCCGATCTTGACGAAGCGCATCGCAAGCGACACGATCGCGCCGAGGACCGCCGCCGCCCCGAGCATCTTGTGCTTCATGCCCTCGATGTCGTGGACGCGGGCTTCGAGGCGCTGAATCGACTGCTGCAGCTCGTCCTGCCTACCCAAGAGGCTGTCGACCTTGCCCTCGAGCCTCCCGATCGCCAGCATGATCGTGGCGAGCTCCGATTCGGTCGTCTGGTTCATTCGTCGCCGTCCTCGTCCATGATCTCCTGCATCTTCTCGCTGGCGATGTCGAGCATCGTGGCGCAGAGGACGCGGTTGCCTGCCGACGCGAGGCGGACGTGCGTGCGGTCAGCATCGTTGTACGACGCGACGACCACGACGGCATCCGCGTCGGCGGCTTCGATGATCTGCGCGCAGGCCTGCCGCATGAGCCGTCGCCGGCGCTGCGGACGTGTCTCGGGTTGCTTGCCGGTCATGCTCGCAAACTCTACGCGCCGAGTCAGATCGCCTCGGTGACCTCGTAGCGGATCGTGGAATGGCTCGGCCCAAGAGCGTGCGGCGTCTTTGTCCTGTCGCCAAACAGCCGTAGCCACGCGCCACCCTTCGGCTTGGGCGGGTGCCCGCGCTCGATCGCCCATCCGTTCTGCGGGCTGAACTCGTCCTTGTACCCGGCCGTGCGGAAGTGGACAGCGCGATCGGAGTACGGGTAGCCGCGCGCGCTGATGCGCCAGCGCTCAATCGGAAGGCGCCATTCGTCATGCGTGTGCCCGGTCCACACGAGATGAGCATCAGGCAGGTAGACCGCCATCCGTGCCGTCTGGATCGTGCCGCGCGTGACGGGACCGCCGCCGCCGTACCCGTGATGGGCGTACATGATGACCGGGTTCCCGATCGTGTGCCCGCCCGGATTGGTCACGCGGAACGTAATGAAGTTGGCGTAGCTGGCTGCGACCGCCTTGCACGCGGGGTTGCGCACCTTGAGCGCCTGCACGAGCCGCTCAACCATGTTGCTGTTGTGGCGCTTCAGGATGGCTGTCTCGTGGTTACCCGGCGAGTAGAACAGCAGCCGATCTGCGTATGGCGCCAGCGCATCTGCAGCCGTGCGGATCACGGCGTCGAGGTAGTCATCGACCTTGTGCTCGGGACGACACGCCGACATCGACTTGCGCGGATCCCATGAGCCCTGCATCAGGCACAGAAAATCGCCGTTCAGCATCCAGTACCCATTGCGCTCCTTCATCTGCGCAAGGTGCTTTAGAAACAGATCTTGGTCGGCATGGGCGTTGTCCCAATGGACATCGGAGGCGAGGAAGAACCACTGCTCAAACGTCGCAGGTGACTGGCTGACCATCTCGACTGCGTACGACGATGGCGTCACAGTGCGGATAGCGACTCTCTCGGTGACCTCGCGTGGCTTGCACTTGCCTGACCTGACCGTCCGTGGTGCCTTGGTCTTCACTAGTCCTCCTCTGGCGCGAGCCCGTCAGCCTGCGAGAGCCTGACGTGGTACGCGGTGATGTGAGCGCCTGCGGGCTCGCCCGGATGCGCGTAGATGCGGTAGATGAGCTGCTCGCAGATGTGCGCGTCGTCGCCCCACACAATCCCCGTGAGCGCGTCCTCGGTGGAGCGGAGCAGCTTGGTCACGTCCGGGCGCACGATGGGCACTATCGGCGCGCCCTTGCGCAGCGCTCCAGATTTGGTGAGGTGCGACGCGGGCCTAGTCATGCGGAACGTGATGGTCAGGCCGATCGGCGGCGCGATCACCTCGCGCGCGTCCATCGCCATGCGTGCGGCGGTCGCCACCAGCGCGCGCCACTGCTTCGTGCGCTTGCCGCCCGCGTCGGTCACGACGATCCGCCCTGTGTGCTTGTGGAAGAAGGCGCTCTTTGATCCACCCGGCGCTGGCTCGCCCTCGACGTGGAACGCCACCCGGTCGAGGCGCTGGCACTTCATCAGTCGTCCTGCACGGCAGGCGCGAGGCCGAGCGCCTGCAGCCTGCTGTAGACCTCGTTGCTCGCGCGGTCAGCGATGATCTCCATCGCCTCTTCGTCAAAGCCCAGCGCCGCGATCTCCCGGTCGGATGCGTGCCCCTGCAGCCATGCGGCGCAGAGCGAGAGCGCCATGATGTCGCGGATTCCGTGGTTGGCGCGCGCCTCCCAAGCGTCGCGGTCCTCCTCGAGCTGCGCGATCCTGCGCGCGAGCGTGGCGATCGTTTCCTGCGTCTGGTCCATGCGGCCTCCCTTTAGGCTAGGTCGATATCAACGACAGAGGCGCGTAGCCGCTCGATGGCAGCTGCGCGCCTGTGCGCCCGGAGGATCGTCTCGGTGGAAGGCTCAAGGCGAGCCGCGCGCTCCTCCGCTGCGCGCTGCATCGCCTCGAGCATGGCGCGGTGAAGCGCCGTCGTCGTGTCCTTGTGTGTGAGCGCGTCCATGCGCCTGCGGATTGTGTCGCTATGCGTGTCGCGCTGTCAAGTCAAGCGCCGAGCTTCGCCTTGACCTTCGCCCAGTAGCCGAGTGTCGCTGCCTTGCGATGCCCCTTCGGCCCGCCGTTGTGTATGCGCGCCAGCGTCTGCGCGTCCCACGACTTCGCGTACCTGCTCCAGTATGCCATGACTACGCGCCGTGCGTAGACCTTGCATCTGACTGACTGGTAGGTCTCGCCGTTAGCGACAAGCGACGGGTCGTGCTCGACCGCGTCGAGCCAGTAGACCTTATGGATTTGGAGCGGCCCCAATGCCCGGCCTTGATCTCCAACAGCGTTGGCGGGGTCACGCTGTCCGCCCGTCTCAACGGCCTCGATGGCATCAAGGATCGGCGTCGGGTCAAAGCCGGCGGGCGGGTTGATGGCGAGCGCGAGAACGATGGTGAGGTAGGTCATCATGCCCCTGTCATCGGCCATCTAGCCGCCGGGCTTGAGCTTCTGCACGCCGATTGTGTGTCCCTTCCGCGTTATCCGCTCCGCCCACGGCACATAATCGGGGTCGGGCGGCAGCAGCGGGTAGTGCTTCAGGACGCGCCGGGCGCGCTGGCGCACCTCGCGCGGCACGCGCGGCGTCTGCCGGGGATCGAGCAACGCGTACAGGAACGTCCGCGTCGCGGCGATCGCGCGCGCCTCCTCCTCGGGAAGTGTCATTGTGCTACCTCCAGCTTCGTAAACCACGAGATCGGCCACTCGGCCATCTTCTCGATGTCCTTCTTGTCGTTGCGGTCAGTGCGACCGCCAGTATTGGTCGGCCACGACTCGGGATCGAGCTGATCGACCGCGACCCATCCGGTCATCTTCGGCCATCGCACGATCAGGATGCCCGGCACCTCACGATGATGAGCTTCGCAGTGCAGGGTGACCATCTTGCTGTGCGAGATCCAGTACGGGTCATGCTGAACCGTGCGGCACTTGATCTCCACGATCGATACGAGCTTGCCGTCGCGCAGCATCTCGTAGTCATACGGTGCGTTCCTCGGCATGGCCTGCGCATCGAGCCCCATGACCTGCGCGTATGTGGCAGCGACTTGCGCCTCGCGCTCCCGGTCTGCATCGCTCTCGTAGATAGGCCTCATGCCACCTCCGCCGGCTTCATGCCCGTGACGTTGGCGAGAAGCTCCACGACCACGCCGACCGTCGCGGTCTTGCGGACCTCCGAGCGGTACGTCACGTCGCCCGGCTTGTCAGGCGTCCAAGCAACATGAGTCTTCCGCTCGGTCGCGATCATTGCCATCGCCTCATACTGGTGGACCGCCGTGAATCCGGTGTCCGTCATCACGACCGTCCATCCGTTCTCTTGCAGCCACGCGGCTGCTGCCTTCTGTCCATCGGTCATTGCTCCTCCATCCTGTAAGAATTCCCTATACGTTCTTGTGACAAGTCCAGCGCGTCACGGTGCGCCTGCCGCAGGGCGTTTCGCAGGTCATCGATTACCTGCGCCGCCGCCTCGATGAGCTCAATGTCGCGCATCGCCTGATCGCGCCAATCCACGGCGGGCGTCCCTGCCCGCAGCGGAATGGCCGACCAAGACGCGCGCACGGCCTCGGCACGGAAGCGCAGATCCTCGGCGATGTCTTTAGCGCTGGACATCAGTCGCCTCCCTTGTACGACTCGCGTGCCGTTTCCTCCAGCGCGGCGAGCGTGTCGGGCCAGCCGCGATCCTTGGCGTACTCGCGCTTGTCGTACGTGACCAAGCCAGACAGGATCTGCATTCTCGCCTCGTCGCGCTCGGCCTTCAGGGTGGCATTTGCGGCTTCCGCCTCGTCGCGCTGGTCAACTAGCCGCTCGATAATCGCCGCCGCCTCGGTCGTCCACCACGCATCATCGACGTTGGCCCAGCCGTCGTTCAGGCGGTCGTGCATGGCGCGCAGGTGCGCTACGACGTTCTTGGGTGTGGGGATGGGCTTCACGCGCCACCTCCGAACGCCGGGTCGTGCGTCTTCACGATGCGCTTGGCGCTCCCGGTCTTCAGATCCTGCGCGACCGTCTCCTCGAAGTGGTTGCCGAACGTGTCGCCGAGAAGTTTCCGGCACGCGCCGGGCTTCCATGCGCCACTCGACAGCGCCTCGGCCATGAGCGCCTCATCGCCGCCAGTCG